ACCCCTATACTTCTTGATAGCCACGATGTCGCGTCCCTGCCGAACGGCGATGACCGTGCTGTCTGACCCAAACCGCGCCGGGTCCACGCCAATCACAAGGGGTGCCGTCTGGTCCTTCCAGCGCGGGCGCTCCATAGCCTCGTCCACAATCCGCGATCCGATAAACTGGTCATCCGACGCGTTGGGAAACTCCCCATACACTTCCACATGCGCCTGGCTGCTGTCTGACCCATACTCATCAATAATCTGCTGGTACACCTGCTTGTCGGTACCTTCGACCGACCGCGCATCCACGATCTTGTTGCGCCAGAACTCCCGTTTGGAGTTAAAGCACTCGTAAAAATACCCGCTGTTACGGCGTGGGTTGGAGAACGCCAGCCAGAAACGGTTGGGTGTATTCTCCGTAAAGAAGCCCGCTGCCACCGACCAGATGGCGTCGTCAATACCCGACGCTTCGTCAAATACTAGCATCACACCCGCAAAGTTGTGGACGCCCGCGTACGCGTCGGGGTTCTCAGCCGACCACAGCCGCCCCTCTACGCCCCAGTAGCGCGTGCCCATCTTCAAGTCTTTTTCCACAATATCCGTCAGCCACTTGGCTGGCATGAGGCGGGTGGCGCTCACCTCAAACCAGTGGGTGTTGAGGGACATGGACAGCCACTTGGTTATTTCCGCCCATGTGACCGAGCGCAACTGCGCTTCCGAGTTGGCCGACACGATGGTCGTTGATCCAATGCGGGTCGATAGCATCCAGATGACTAGCCACGATACCAGCGCAGACTTACCAATGCCACGTCCAGAGGATGTAGCCATTCGAAAGGTGTCAAAATCCAGCTTTCCATTGTTGGCCTTTATGTGGTCAGCAAGCTGTTGCAACACTTCCCGCTGCCACTTGCGCGGGCCTTGGAAGTGTTCAAGCGGCGTCCCCGCTTGCCCCCACGGGAACGTGTACAGGACGAACTTCAGCGGATCGTCCTTCAAGCTGGGCATCCACAGCCGCGCCATCAACTCCATCTCGTCCTGGGCCGAATAGATTGGTGCTTGCACGGTCTATGTCCTCTAGCTGTTCAACAACGCTAAACGCGCCCTCAATGACGCGCTGCTGCGCCAATTCCAAAGCGTGTTTGACCGAGATGGTCTGGTCGATGTTCACGTCAATCGCCGTCTTGGCTGTCCAGCCATGCGCGTGCTTCAGGATTTCCAGCGCCGCCTTAGCGTCGCCCTGACGCGCGGCTTTATGCAGAATACCGGAGACTTCCATCTCCCCGTCAGCGCGCCCCTTCTGTTCAGCCAAATCAGCCAATGGGTCAAATTGGCAAAGTTGGCGGTACTCTGAAGGTAGCAACCCCGCCGCAAGCGCCAGCGCGTCACCCTTCAAGCCGTTACGCGCAGCCGCATAGATTGCGTCCAAGCGCGCCTCTGTGGCCTGCAGTTTACGCGGTGCGTTGGGTAATGAGTGCCAAGTCATGCGCCCACTATAGCCTGCGTTTTTTGTAAGCGCAAAAGATTGTTTGCGTGGGGTCAATTTTAAAAAATTTTAAAAAATTTGTGCGTAATCCCTTCGTGACCGGTGCCACCCCCCGCCGGGCCCCTCCCCCCCCATGCCCTGACCATGGTGCAATGCAGCATAAAGTCTGCATGTTAACAGTTTATATGTGAACGGTTTAGATGTAAACGGTTTAAATGCTATCTATTTTTGCGCGGGTATTAACCGTGAACGTGTGACCATCGCTCAGCGTCACATATGCCATACCCTTGCGTGTACGCATTGAGACTGTAACCGCGCAAGGCAAGTGCGCCCTGGTCTCATTCATCAGCGCTGGCAATTGCGTGCGGCTTATGAAGCCCCATCGGTGCAGCTGCGCGAAGGCGTCAACCATGTCCAGCTCATTGCTAAGCGGGGTTTTGTCCAGGAGTGTGCTTTTCTTTGCCATTGGCAACCTCGGCGTAATTTTTTCTGTGCGGGATTTGCACAAACGTAAATTTACGCTTTTACGCCTGATTGCGCAAGCAAACGTGGGTCAAAATCATTGGCAATTAGATTGCCCATAAATAAGTGTTTGTTTACGCAAGGATTTCGGCAAAAAACGTCGATTTATTGGCAATGATTTCGAGATGAGCAGTTAGACTGGCGCAAAGCGTAATTTTACGCTTTTCAGTTCACGCCCGAAATTTCCACCAACCGTAATTTTACACCTATATAATTTTTAATTTTTTTTCTATAAAAATGACAATATAACCCAAACAGCCCCTAACACTATGATTTCGTTGCGCTTTCACATTGGCAATTCTCCCGCGCAGATTTGCCAATAAAACGCCCAAACCACCCAATATGCAAAAAATAGTTTGACAACTCTTTTCCACGTGCTACAGTAACACTACTGAAACAACGCAAGAGAGACGCAAATGCAAACTTTGATTGAAACGACACTGGCGACACTTTGCTTCCTATTTGTCGGCGCGATTGTCGCCATCTCATTCATCTGAGGGGGAAAGCAACATGGCAATCGCACCTTACTATAATGTTCAGGGCATGACCGAACCGGCGCTTATGGGCGAATTTAAACTGTCGACCGGCGCTTGGTTCAATTATTCCGCGCGCCCTGCTGATGACCGCAACGGCGTTTGGCCTGAATTTCCCCATCGCGTTTTTACTTGCGACGGTGACCGCGCGGCGCTTGTCAAAAAAACTGTCGCTTATGTCGTAATAGACGAAACGGCGGACGGCGCGCCCGTTGTTGAGAAATGGGCGCTTGTCTCGCCCCGCGCATATACGTTTTAACCTATTGCAAAAAGGGCGCCCTACGGGGCGCCTCATTGTGCAATCGGGCACGCAAACAAGGGAAACGGTTATGGAAAAGATAGCAGCTGGCTATGTAGCGTATAACGGCTACGTTTTTACGCAATTGGACGCCGATTTATACAATCAGGAATGTGAAAAGGCTTTCCATTTTCCAACCGAATGGAACTTAAACAATCGGCATCGCGTCTTTTGTATCATTATTGGCTGCAACTAAGGGGAACGGCTATGACACTTGAACAAATCGACAATTCAATTTTCTGGCAGGAACATGTTCGCGACAATTCGCGCGATCCGGCCCAGCGTGCGCGATGCAATGCCGCAATCGAAAAGCTTATGGCGCAGCGCATGGAAATCAAACGCGCGTTAGACGAACGCGCGCTTGACCGGGGGGCGCGCGAACATGCGGCATGGTATGATACAAGCGCAGAGCTGCGCTGAAACAAGCGCCAAAAAATAGCGGGATTTTTTCCCGCTATTTTTTTTAAAAATAATGCAAAAGAATGTTTGACAAGCCTAAATCATCTGCTATCTTAACATTACCGAAACGCAAGCAAGGGGCTCACAATGATCGCTTATCTCACAAAAAACCCGCTTCCGAATGCGACATACAAATTTATCCTTCGCATTGTCGCGCAACCCTGCAATGGCCTGGAATTTCAAAACGCGGAAATCGTGCCCGCCTCAAGCAAAAAGACAGCTCGCGCAATCTGCAAACACCGCAACGTCACACCATGGAACTTTTAAGGGGCGGGGGCGCAAGCCCCCAAGCCTTCCCGCTAAACGAAAGGAACCTAACATGACCGATTATAATGGCTGGACTAACTATGAAACTTGGCGCGTCAATCTCGAGATTTTCGACGGGATAGACCCGACGGAAATGGGCTGGGAGGGCCTTGCGCTGTACGATTTTAAAGAGGCGCTGAAAGAATACGCTAATGAAATTCTGGAAACGGGTGCCAGTGAAGGCTTGGCCTTGGACTATGCGCGCGCGTTCCTGTCTAGCGTCGATTTCTATTCCATCGCGCGGCATATAATCGACGCCTATCCCGAAGCATGGGCCGAAGAAACCGAAGAAGAGGAGGCGTGAGCCATGACAACGCAACGCCCCGACGCCCCCGCAACGCCCCGCGCTGAGCCGTGCTGGCACGTCAACCCCGCGCTATGGTCGTACTTCTGCGACCAGGTGCCCCGCGATCACGGCCCGTCATTCATCTGGTCTGAAGCGGACGTTGTGCAATGGCTGGACGAAACCGACTATGCCAAACGCCGCAACGCCGCCTACCGCATGTTCGACGGCATCTTACACGCCAGCGAGCGCGCGCTATTGCCGCCTCGGTAAACCATGACGGATCAGGAATTTAACAACCTAATCATCAGCGCAACAATCAAAGCGTT